CATCTCGGATTTGCCGCCATGAGCGCGTTTCGCACGTCCGCCGCGCTTTTTCTCTTCGGCTTCGCTCGCGACCTTGTTGGGCGCGTCACGGTCCTTCGGGGTGTCCTTCTCGTCCTCGGCCGCGTCGTTCTCGCCACCGGTCGATTTGTGTTTGCGGCCTTTCATAGTTCAGTCCTCATGAGGCTAAATCGATGCCTTGAATCCACTCAACCGTCAGCGTGCCAGCGCCGGTACCGGTGCTACCAGAGAGCACGACGATCTGCACATCACTCGTGCCCACATTATCCCAATTCGCGATCTGCGTCCCGCTCGTCCCCGGCGTCACCACGACCTGTCCCAACGTCGCACCCGACACCGCGGCCGAAGTCGTAAACGCCGTCGCCGACGCGCTCGTGCCAATGCCTAACGTCGTAGTGGAAGTCCACGCCGCCGTCACCATGAGCGTGATCCGTAGAATCTGCGACTGCGCAGGAACGACAATCGGGCACACGTACTGACCCGCCGAGCCGTTGTTCGTCGCCTGCGTGATGGTGCAGGATTTGCCCATCACACAGAAACCTACGTTCGCGGTGCCTTGCGTTTCGCCCACACCGCCTAGGGTGTTCGTGCCATCAGAACCCTGAATGCTGCCAGCAAGCAGCGGACCCGTGAACAACGTGCCTGGGAAAACGGGGTTTCCGGATGTCTGCGTGAGTTGGCCCCCAACAATGTCGGGATACGTGGGAGTCGCGCCAGGAAGATAACTTGCCATCAGTGTGACTCCTTACGAGGTCGGGAAACTTCCCCAGATGGCGCGGGGCGAAAAATACCCAAATGAGTAGCGCTGATACCCCTTCACGAGCAACGAATCGGTAACAAAGTCCACCTGCATGTCACTCTCAAACGGGATGCGGTTCATCATGGCGAGGCCCGCGATGTTTGTGAGCAGGAACCACGCGTAGTTGGACGTGAGGAAGTCCATGACCATGTAGCCTTCCGGCAGACCTCCAGCGGTCGACAGGATCGCGTTCACGTCGTTGTCCGCAGTGCCAGGCCGTAGTTCGGTCTTGGTCAACCGAATCGCCACCGGCTCGAGTTGCGGGGGAACCAGGAGCTTCCTGCCGCGCGAGAACATGCGCAGGCCAGCCTGGTCCTTGAAGTTCACGCGAATAGATACCATCGCGTTGAGCAGCGTGGCTTCGTTCAAGTCCACCGCACTCGTCGGAATGTTCGCGTACGTCCCAGTGTCGATCGGATGGTTTGACGCGCAAAGCGCCACACCGTCACCGTTGACCTTGCTGTTGTAGGTCGTCGCGGTATTAAGCACGTTCGCAGCGTAGATTTCCTCCGTCTGGCGGAACGACTCGATCAGCCCGAGGTTCGATGGATGAAACTGCGTCTTGTACAGGTTGTCATCGATCGCCTTACGCGTCATCGCATAACCAAGTCCTAGTTCGGTGTGCTCTTGGTTGAACACGTAGCGCTCACCAGCGTTGTTATCGAACTGGGTCTGACCGCCCTCGGTTTTGAGTTGCGCAAGACCGAGATACCTCATCTCGGCTGTACGTTCCAGCGCTAACTTACTGTCAAACTTAGTAAAAACCTTGTCCCACTGTCTTGGTATCTGCTCGAACTTTCCAGTTAGCCCGCGCAGTCCTGGGAGCAGGAGATCTTTGATTGCGGCTAGATTAATTGCCATGTCTCATTGCTCCTAGGTGTTCGTCGCCGTCAGAGACTTCGTCTCGACGTTGTTGAATGCGACCACACACCAGTTGTACGCGCCGGTTGCGCTCCCTGGGCTACCCGGTGGATCTAGAATCAGCGACACGAGGCGCCAAGGTTTGGTGGCCGTAGTCGCACCTCCGTGAACTAGGTATGCGCCTGAGAACCCGTTCGCCGCGGTGCCTGTGCCAATTTGGTAGTCGTTGTTCGCACCGATATCTGCTTGCACGACACCTGTCGAGTCCGACTGAACGAGGAACTGCGCATTCGGATCATTCACGATCCACGCAGTGATCGCAGATTGGTTCGCCGAGGTGACATCCGAGCCAGGCCAGTAGTTCGACCACACGGTGCGCTTCTGCGAGGTCGAGAGGTACTTACAGCCGATGAATACGCCCGCCATGGGGGTCGTCTGACCGTTCGCGCCTTGGGTGATGGTGCCGTCGCCTGAGCCTACGCGCTGGACGGGATCGCCGAAGTAGATGGCACCGGTGTTGTAATCGATGCCGCCGTTCCCGTTCTCAGTCATCTCGTAGGTTGGGGATGATCCCAAGCCTGCGCGCTGCTGGAATCCGAAAGGGTAATTTTGGTTGGCCAATGCGTGACTCCTCTATCGGAGGTCATCGCGCACAGCCGGAGGGCGGAGGGACCTACAAACTCTTCTCTCGAAAAACTACACCTGGTAGTTGTATCGCCTTATCGCACTATTTTGTCGACACGTCAACTTCCGCGGCGACGTGTTTCCAAGACCTACCGGTCTTGATTGACCAAATGTTGTGGGGATGTACGCCGTATCTTTTTGCGAGAACCGCGGGTTTCTCTGATGACGCCCGGATTTCTAAAACTTCCTTGTAGGTCAATTTCGACGTACCTATCTGCTCGCCACGAACGCAGCGTCTACGGCGTGCTTCGCGATCGGCCATATTCTCTCTCGCGGTCCCTGGGCGCAAATGTGCAGGGTTAATGCAGGACGGCGTATCGCACGAATGGAGCAGATGCAATCCTGCAGGGATGGGGCCGATGAATATTTCGTAGGCGACGCGATGTGCAGACTTTGATTTGCTTCCGATGTTGAACAAGCCGTACCCATTACGCTTCGTGCCCATCCAAAGCCAGCAGCCGCTTTCCCCAAGGCGGCATTCGTTGAATAGCTGCGCCTTGATCACGTCATTGTCAGTGACATTCTCGAACGGAATGTACTTATCGAGCGTGGTAATCATGATGCAGCCCTGTTATGCGTTTATTGTGCGGAAGGCTGCAATTATAGCGTATTACGTCTTCGGAATCTCCATCTGCTCGCTAGAATAGGAGCGTTTTATGCCTAGCGGCTTGCCTCTCGCGTCGCGATTGGTACCCTCGAACGGCGAGCTGTCCCCGGCCGGAGCGGCGGTGACTTGCGTCTCTTTGCCGCGCACTTGATCGCGCGCGTCTTGCTTCTCGCGGCTTCTAGCTTCCTCGGTAATCTCGGCGGGGCGCTCCATCAGGCGCATGCCATCGCGGTCGATGGTCGCGGCACCTGAATTAAGCGGCATCATCTCCGGGTGACGTGCCGCCGGAACTGGCTCCCAACCGCGCTGGGCTAAGCTCACTTGGTATGACGGATCCGGCGCGCCCATCACGAGCTGGCGCTTCCATTCGTAGGACCAACCTGGCGGAACGATGGAGAGATCGAAGTTGAATTTATCGCTCCCGGGATCAAAACTGCCGTGCTCGCGCAGTTCCGCCGCGCGCCGCCGTGCGCGCTCCATCGGGTCGTTAGGATCTGGCGCTTTCGCTTCGGCCTGTGCGGGCGCATTCGGTGGCGTCGGCAGCGGCGCGTGCGGCTGCTTGGAGCGGAGGGTGAGTGTGTCTTCGGCCATTAGTGTGTCCTCGTCAACTTACCCTCTTTTTCGAGAGCGATGAGATTTTTGGCGTATTCTTCGGGCGTTTGCCCCATCATTTTGGCAATCTCGACTTGCTCAGCCGAGAGCGTCACGACATTTGAGCGGGTGGTTCCGGTTCCGTTGCCTGAACGCGTGACGGGGGCAGAGGGTGGGGCGGTCTGCCTCGATGGCCTCGTGGTCGACGGCCGCGCCGCATCCGCGGTCGGGTCCACATCGACGACGATCGCCTCCTGGCGCTGAGAGGGGATGCGAAGCGTGTCCTCGACGGAGGCGAAATACTCCGGTGTGTCGACGGAGAAGCCGTCTGCCATCGCTATTTCGTGGGCGGCGACCATTTTCTTGTACTTCGCTGGATCGCGCGCGTATTCGGGGTGTGAGCGGACCCACGCGGCCGATTGCGGCGTCAACTGCTGGGCGATGCGCTCGACGGGGTCATCGGCGACGCGTGGCGTAGCCTTCGGCGCGTTCTCCATCGCCGTTTTGCCGCGATTTAAGTCATTGAGCTTCGCTTCGTTCGCTGACATCTCGCGCTGCGCCTTCGCGGCGCCCGGATAATCCTGCGCGGCGAGCGCGGCGGCGTATTTTTCCTCCAAAGCATCGTTCGCCTGGGTCAATGAGGCAATCGCGGACTTGACCAAGTCCAATTGCGTGCCATGCGACTCGTTTTTGGCACGCGCGGCATCGGCATCGGCGGCTCGCGCCCGGTTTTCGGCTGCAATGCGCGCTGATTTTTCGTCGTCGAGCTGTTTTTGTAGCTTTTTGAGGCCCTCGTCGGGCGTCAGGACTGTTTTATCGACCGCTGGCGCCGCTTTGGGCTCAACTTTCGGCGCTTCGACCGTGACTTCGGCCGTTGCATCGTCGGTTTTCGCGCCCTTCGCGAGTTTTGCGGCTTCGGCAGCCTCGACGGCGTCCAAATCGACCTGAATTTCCGTTTCAGTTGCGCTCATAGATCACCAAATGAGATCCGGGTGGGGGACTTTGACCTTGACGAACTTGTCCATGACGAGCCGGCAGGGAACGCGGGTATCGCCTGCGAGAATTTCCATCGCGAGACCGTCGGATGACTTGATGACGACCCAGTCGTGCAGAAAAATCGGCACCGTGGGGAAGTCGCACGACGGTCCAACCTTCACGACAAGGCCGACTTTGCCCTGAAACACGTCCTCGCCCAAGACTTTGTCGGTGAGGATGATGCCGCCCTTGGTTTTATGGGGGCGCAGATACGTCGCCAGGAGCACTTCGTTGTTCAAAATCTCGAAGCCATCGAGCCATGTGCCGAGCCTTGCTATGATTTCTTGCTTCGGATCTACTTCGTGCAGCATCGCGACGTTCGGCATCGATCAGACTCCGGCCAAACGGTTCAACTGGTATGCGAGCAGAACGAGCATCCGCTCGTAGCTCTCGATTTCCGCGTGCAACATCTGAATTTCGCCATTCGGCACTGGCGCAGGACCGTTCTTTGCGGCCTCTTCAGGCTCTCCGCCGACCAATCGATTGACGGTGTCGCGAAGTCGGATGATCGATTCCGAGAGCGCGCCGTTGTGCATCTGCAGGCGATTCGTGGCCTCTCGCACTTGCGTGGATGGAGTCGGCACATTCAGGGAGCCTGTGCTCGTGATGGTAATGCCCTGTTGACTGTACGGATACGTTTGGACAACATTCTGGTGATTCACGGCTATTTTTCCTTGTTCAAATCTTCGTTGACTTCGTCGAAGTAGGAGGTTTGCACGCGCTTGAGCGCGAAAATCTGGCCTGAAATGAATTTGTATTCATCGAAAGTTTTGAGCGCGGCCGGTGATTCCAACTGTTCGCGTAAGCGTTCAAGTTCTTCATCGATGCGCTTGGCGAGTTTTGCCTCGAATGGAATCAGGCGTTTTTCCCGTAAGCTTTGGCCTTCTCAAGGCGCCCTAAGCCGCCGCCCGAGGCGTTCTCGAGCGGATACGCGCCAGGCTTCGCAAGCTTGTGCGATGTCCGCCCACCTCGAGCGCGCGGCATCATCGGGGGCGGTGCGCCAGCTTGTGGGGGCATCGCGCCGGGGGGCGGCATGGGAGGCGGTGCACCCTGATGTAAACCGACAGGGCCCGCGCCCGGGGGAGGGAGAGCCCCCGGAGGCGGCATCGGCGCGGGACGCGATTGACCACCAGGCGCCACGATGACGTTGACCGTCATACCCTTTTTGGCTGCCCCACCCCCTTTCCGAGCTAATCTGCCACCTTGAGGACGTAGACCTTGCAATTTTCCGTCCAGCGAACCGCCGGAGGCTTTGTGGAAGCCCTTCAAAGTCTTGGCAAGTCGGGCGCGTTCGCCCTCCTTACCGCCCTTGGCGGCAGCCACATTCAGTTTCTTCGCCGGGATCTTCTCGCCCTGCGGGACGCCGAGTTCTTTGTGAAGCGCGCCGGGATGTTTTACCGCGCCTGCGATCCAATTGCCGCCGCCGGACTTGCGTCCGACTCTGCCGCCAGAGCACTTGTCGCACTTGCAGCCCATTGAATGGATCAGCTTGCGATCCTCGGCTGCATCCGCGTGACCGCCTCTCGCCATGCCGCCGACGTGCTTCTGGCCTTCGCGAGATTCGTTCGCCTCTTTGACATCGCGATTGATTAGCGCATCGGCGAAGGTTCGGCCGCCAGACTTGCGCGGCTTGCGATCGGCGCGCATGGCGCCTGCGAGGCCCGCGACCTTCCCACCTGATCTGAAGTTTTGGCGGGAAACGGGGCGCATTCCAGTCTGAATGGTTCCCATCTCACCGAGTGGCTCTCGCCATCCAGATGCGTCGACGTTGCCTGGGGGCGACCGCGTCAAGCGCTCAGCCTTCAATCGGGCATTCGCTCGGGCTTCCTTCGCCATCTCACTCATTCGGGACCCCTGATGATTGAGCGGAATATAGTCCTACAAGGCCCGTAGGTGCAACTTTAGCGCGATGGGACTCGACCGTATACGCCATCGAGAGCAATAACGATGTCCTAGTTTGCCGCTGACGCCTACCGAAGAGTCTGGAGTGACGAGCATAGCCAAGGGCGAATCTCGTCCCGTCCGGCGCAATCCAGCGTACCATTCGGTTACCATTTTCGTCAGGAACGATGCGATCAGGATTCCAGCGGAAAAATGCCGGATGGCGCACCGGTCTCGGATGGCTACAGTATCGCGGTCTCATTTATCGATGCCCTTATCCACTTCACCGATGATGGCTTTAGCTTTCTTGCCAACGCCTTTCACGCTGACTTGTTTGCCTGACTCGCCCTGAGTCGGCGCAGAGATGACCGCCTTCGCAAGATCTATTGCGGTTTCCTTTTCCTTCGCGTCACGATCCTTGTCGCGGTTCTCATTTTCTGTCGAAAGTTCTTGAGCTTTCAACCCAGCTTCCTTCGCACGAGTATGTGCGTCAAGGATTTTAGCCTGAGCAGTCGCAACGTCGAGTGGCGAGATGGGCTCTGGGCCTTCTGGCACCGCGGCGGCTTCTGGTTGTTTGGGCGTGAACGCGCCAACTCCAGCCACCTTGGCTTGCGATTCAGTTTCTTTGGCACCAGCCTCTTTCGCGCGCGCCTGCGCCTCGATCATGTCAGCCTGCGCCTTGATGCCCTCGTTCTTCATTTGCTCCTGGGCCTGAATCAACTGCGGGGGCGGCGCCGAGCGAGCGGCTGGCGGCACAAAGAACTCTTCTGGGTTTGCCCACCCGATCGTTGCAAGCGCGACCTTATCAACCGCCAGCGGATCATAAAGATTAGGTGACGCTTGCTGCAACTGTTTTAGTGCGACAACTTTCATCAATCGCTGACCTGACGATGAGGTATTCGGATCGGCCTGCGGCACGAGATCGCAGTTGTTGAGCGCTGCGAGAAATCGCGCCTTGTCCCACGGCGTTTTCGACTTACACTTGCGCTGATAGAAGGATTCCGGATGCTCGCGGAAAACCTGCTTGAGCAATTGAAACTCTTTCGCCTGCGATGCATGCATACGCTTGTGAACTGCGTTCATTACTTTTATGGCCTGTTCAATTAGCGCCATTGTCGTGCCAACAGGAACGTCGGCGCGTCCCTCACCGACCTGGACCTCTGCCGTGCCTCCGATGCGGCGCCCCGTCTCCGCCATGTCGCCGACCAAACTCATCAAGGGCGCCATGTGCGTGGTCTCATACGGAAGCGGCATCACGGATTGTCCGATCGGCAACCCTTGCGTATCGATCTGCGCTGAGCCCCCCGGCGGCACGCGCAAGATATTCGTGTTCTGCCGTGTGCCTGACTTCGAGACCAAAAATCCTGGGAAGTTCGCGAACATGCCATTGTCGAGCATCAAGCGCCACGCAGCCGTAATTGCATTCGTCGTGTTGCCCAAAATATGGCAAAGCCCGATGTCGTAGAAGCCAATCCCAGGCACGAACGGAAACTTGACGAACTTTTCTCGCGCGGTTGGTAACTCCTGATCGTCCTCATCGAAGTTGCGAACGACCGCGAGTGCCTTCCGAGATGACTTGTCGATCGTGACGACGTAGGGAATGGCGAGCCCGGTCATCTCGCGCTTTTGCTTGTGCTCAAATCCAGGAATGTCGAGTTCGCAGCAGCACTCGTAAATCTCGCGCTCTCGGTTCTGTGGCAAGACATTCTGCGGCTCTGGCGTAATGCCTTGCTGATCTTTCTCCGTGCGCTGCAGTTCATCCGGGTCCTGCGGCATGGGATCGCCCAATTCGATATCGCGATAGACCTTGAGCAACTGCAGTCGCTTCAAGGTCGATGGCTTCATCATCGTGCGATGGGTCACGCGCTGCGCATTCTGGAGGTCCGTCGCCGACTGATTCACGATAATGTCATCGGCATCGACGGATTCTGAAACCGGACGATTTCGGATAGGACAGAAGTAAACCTTTTTGAAGCCTGACCCGCCGAATCCCGTCATGAACAGCATGCGATCGGTATCGGGGTAATACTCTGACGCGTGCGTCGTCAGGTAGTGATTCATGTCGCGCTCGAGCGCGGTGGCATCGGAATCTAGCTGCGCGGTCGGCGTATCGGAATCGTTTCGGATTTTGACCGGGCCATCGGTCGGGAGGAGCTCGGAGCGCGCGTTCGCTTGGAATCTTAATACCGCCTCAAGCAATAACGGGTGACGCGTCTTGCTCATGCCCTCGACGGGTGCACCGTCCGAGGCCCCTTGCGTATTCGGTAGCTCGATTTTGAGCCCCAGGAGTTTCAAGCACAGCGCGCGATCTTCGAGCCATTCCTTGCGCGACTGCAAATCCTCCTCAATCCCTCGTAGCAAGTCCTCCGTGATGGAGTTAAGCGCATCCTCTGGAATCTTGTCAGCCAGGTTCGAATACCACTGCAGTGGTTCGTCATTCGCCGCGTTCGCCGAGCCCAGTGGCTTCCCGTTCAAGGAAACCGTGAGCGAATTATCGCCGTGCTTGATGCGAAGGATATTTCCCTTGTCATCGACCTCTGGGATATCGCCATCCGGGGGCGCCATCTCGACCGACACTTCGGCCGCGGGCGGTAAATCCGGCCGGTCCGGGCCTTCGAGGCGGATATTCGCGCCGCCTAAGCCGGCTTGGGCGCTCATTCTTGCAGATCCTTGAGTAAGTCGGCAGCGAGCGCTACAGCTTGCCGGTCATGCTCAAAGGAGCAGTTGTACTTGATCTGAAGGTTTCCGTTTGGAAGGCGCGTGTACCAGGCGACGAGCGCAGCCTGGGTCGGGGGATGTTTCCCCATCAATTGCTGCGCGTCGTATAGAACATCCTCCGGAGTCCAGCACTTGCCGTTATTTTCCTTCTCTGCGCGCGCGAATCGTAGGTCGAACCCTTCGGGTTTCTGGATGATGCGCAGCTCGCTCACGAGGGGAGCACCAACCGCAACCGCGGGTGCAAGTCGTCCGTCAAAAACGCGCGCTTGGGTGCTGGCGCCGACTCGCCGCGCCGGATCTTGTCGACTCGCTCGTACCAGGCGTTTAGCTGCGTCTCTGACATGATCTTAGGCCACCGAATCTTATGGTTTTCACGCAAGCCGCCCTTCGGACTGACGCTGCGCTGGCCCACGGGATCAGCGCCCCCCTTCCTCGGAAGTCAGCCACCTGATCAGTGGATTCGCCATTTCCTCTTTGAAAATATCCAACGCTTTCAAGGCCGCTGCATCCTCGTGCCACCCGGTCACATCGTAGACGCGAATATACGCGTGAGGGGGTTGGCCTACAACTTTGGCTCGAAACAGGTACGGGCGCTGGCGCCTGCTGATCAAATCGAGAGTGACGCTCGCCAAGACCTGGTTCGTGTTCCCGGTGATGATTCTCTTGGCGGTGTCGTTTAGGGGCATCGGTCACACACTGTACAGGGGTTCCTCGCGGCCACGATAGATCTTCGATTGTTCGATCTCAGCCTCGCGTTCGACAACGCGGCAGATGAGAGAATTTTCGCGAAGGTGCCGGATTCCCATCGAGATACAGTCTACAAATTCATCGTGCCGACTCTTGGGAAATCTCTCTGCTTGCGCGATCACGGCCTCGACCCATGGATATTTTTCCGATGGAGAGAACACGAGTCCTTCGTAGAACAGTGGGGCAACTGAGTTTAGTCTAGCGACCTTGTCCTGGCTCTTAGGATCAAACATCTGAATGCCGTATCGGGAATTGCTGAACAGACGCCTCAATTCCTGCGATACAGAAATGCCACTCGATTTGTTCTCAATCAGCAAGAGATCCACCTTGTACTTCGTGCAAGCGGTCGCTGTCGTCACGACGAGATCGTGCAGCTTCAAATATTTTTCCCACGCCCAAATCATCATCACTTTTGGTGTGGTGCGCCCATCGTTCACATGAAGGTTTAGCGGTCGCTCGCGTGGATCGGATGGAATGACGCGTGTGGGCGATTCAGGGATGGGATCGGAAAAAACTCCCCAAATGATCATGCCTGATGGATCGTTCATTTGATCTTCGGTGTAGGCAGTGTCGAGCGTTGCTAGTACGTAGTCGAATGCCGGGAACGTCTCTCCCTCCCATAGTCTCCACCAATCACGCTCGATAATTCCGCCGCCCTTCGGGGCTGGCCTTTGTTGCAATTGACCAGCGGCCCTCCACGGGAGCATCCAATCTTCCAATCCCTGAACGACTTGGGTATCGAATCGTTCCGGCCAAAGCAACTCACCTTCCTCGGCGCGCGGGTCCGACCATCCGATCGAGGTGACGTGAGACTTCCTCCACGTTTCAAATCTCATCGGCAGAATTAGAAAATCCCACTCGCCTTTATTTTTGGTTTGAATGTGGCCAGTCAAGTCACGCTCGCCCACTCGCTGCTGAATCTGAATGACGGCGCCTAGCTTCTGATTGTTCAAGCGTGTGCCCAAGGTGCCGTCAAACCACTCGGTGGTCGATTCAACCACCGCCTCGGATTCGATCTCTTTCGCCGAATTGCAGTCGTCCAAAACTATAATATTCGCGCCGAAACCTGTGGAACCCTTTGATTCTACAGAAGTTATCATCCTATAGCCACCTTTATCGTTATCGAAGCGTGCGCGCGTGTTCTGATCGTGAGCTAGGGAGAAACGCTCTCCCCACCGATCGCGATACCACTGCGATTCGATCACGGTTCGGCAATGACCGGCCGCCTCCCGCGAAAGGTCATCGCGGTAAGATGCGTATAGGAACTTGACCCCGGGGCCGCTCGTATGGGAAATCTTCTGCTGCGCCCAGGCCCAAGCGGGGAATGCAATCGAGCAAGTGGCGGTCTTGGTGCAGCGAGGCGGAATGTTGATGCAGAGGCGCTTAATCTGCCCGTCGACGACTGCTTGCAGATGTTCGGCGATGGCATCGATGCACCAACCATCGATCCAAGGATCTGAATCCCAAACGTGCCACGCTCCGCGCAGGAAGAGGTACAGCGAATCTTCCATCTCTACGCGGTCCAGATCGATCAACTGCGCGCGTGGATCAATCCCACTGAGATTTGATGGGATCACTCGGCTTGTATCTCTGCTGTCTCGCCGTCCTCCGTCGCGGTCAGACGCGTCACAATCGCTCGAAGTTGTTCACGTTCCTCTGCGGTCAATTTGGACGAGTCAATGACTGGCGGCTTTTTGTCCTCGACCTCAATCTTCTGCGTCGACTTCCTCCACCCATCGCCCCCGCGCCTATCCAACCAGTCGAGCCCGATCTTAGCGGCGTCCGGATCATCCGAAAGCGCCTTGCGTGCCACATTCGAGGCGATGCGTAAGTTGATCTGCGCGACGCCGAGCTCTAACTCATCCGCATACCAGCGCTCGAGCACGGGGCGCGAGATCCCTAAGTACCTGCATATCTGCGGGATGGTCTGCCCCATCGCGGCGTGGTTGTGGACGAGCTTCGCGTACAAGGGCATCGGATGCTCGCCGCCCGATTTGATCAAATCCTCGCGCTCCTGGTAGCTACGAGCGATCGATTCCAGCTCCGCCTTCATGAACTGCATCAAGTCCTTGCGCTCTTGGGGGCTGATGCCGGGAAGTGTGGGCATGACGGAAAGGCGCCGAGAGCGCCTCGGGACAGCGTCGGTGATGTCGGTGACTATGGGAGGCTCGTCGGACATGCGCGCAAGACTAGCGCGACTTCAGGGCCATTGCACCTTCGGCCGCGAACGCCAGTACCGGATAAGCTTGCGCTTATCACCGAAGGTACGGCAGAACCACCAAATGCGGTAGAAGCCCTCGCCGTAACGCAGACTCGATGGAACATGGCCGCCAACGAAGGATGTCACGGCGCCGTCTCTTCCTCGAGCGGAACATCCCGCCATTCACCTTCCGCGTCACGGCGCATATAGCCGGGAACATTGGGGCTGTACCATGCCTGTAGCACGTAGTTTGGCAGCGACGCATGGACACGCGCACCGTCGCGCGCTAGCCAGCGTAACTTTCCCGTCGGCACCCAGTCATCGTTCGCCATCGGCTTTCTCCTCAAGTGCATCCAACACATCGAACGACTTGTCCTTCGAGGCCTGCCACAAATCCTCCGTCGATGCCGCACGGACCTCGAAGATCTCATCCGCGTACGCACGCACCGCACCGTTCATCGTCGCCGCACGAACGTACCTCATGTGCCCCTTCGTCTCGCGGTTCTCAATCACGTAAATCCGGCTCATTGACTCGCCTCCTCGCTCACCTTTCCACGCTCATCCTCAGCCCAGCGCTTCAGCATCAAGGATAGAAATTGCGACAAGGAGCGCCTCTCACCAGACGCACGCCCCGCGAGCCACTCGTACGTCGACTCATCCACGTAGGTCGTCACCTGCTTTCTCGCCGTTGCCATGGAAGTGAATCGTACATTACCTCATCGTGGCGTGCAACGTCTCACTCTGCGATTGTTCCCCTCGATGCAGTTGCGTCGTGCCGTGATGCACTCGATGTTGCCGAGCTCGTAGGCGCCCTCATCGCCGATCCGCGCCATGACGTAACTCTCCCGATGTCGGCCGCGCTCGCCCCAATGGCCCGTCGCTTGCCACCAGCCGTACCACTCCTCGAACGTCAGAAAAAACTCGATGCCGCGATTCCGCGCATTCGTTCGATGCTGCCAGAACCGGCGCTTGGCACGCTCAATTACCGCATCTTCTGGCCACCCCGGGTTCAACTCCAAGACACCCATCGCCGCCGACAATCGGTCCTTCACGGCGTCACCATGTGTTTGATGCTCTGCGCGCCGTAGCGCTTGATCCCGCGCCGCTCGAGCTCGGCAGCCACCTTGCGGTAGGAGAGCCCAGTCGCCCGCAATGCCTTCGCCGCCTCGATCGTTTCCCGTGGAACGGCAGGGCTCCCCTCGCAGTGCCCCGTCTCGCGCTTCTTGCGCTCGCGGGCCTTGCGTAGCTTTAAGACCAGCGCCTCTTTCTCGAATTGGCTCACCGCGGAGATGATCGTGCGCAGCATGTTCGATGTCGGACTCTCGTCGGTGAACTGATCCGGCGAGTCAACTGGGATGAGTGCAATGCCGTGCTTCTTTAGCATCTCATGCCCAAGCCCTTGAACAACATGGTGCCTGGCGAAGCGGCCGGCGGTCTCCACAAGCACCGTGCGGGCTCCATTCCCCAGCATGTAGGCCAGCATCTCGCTAAACCCGGGGCGTCCCTCAACGAGATCAGTGCCAGAAACCGCAGCATCGTAGTACTCGTGAACGATCGTCAATCCGTGCGATGCCGCGTAGGCCCTCACCGCGTCCTCCTGGCGCTTCAACGAATCCTTGTCGGCGCCTACGTTTGTTGCGCTCGAGGTGCGGTAGTACGCCACCGCCGTCGGATGCTCATTTTCCATCATAACTCCTAGTGATGTACATTCGGGTACCGGACCATTGGGAGCATACTCCGTGTATCGTTTCGGCGCGCAGGCCGGTACATCGGGTCCCGAAACGGCTAGGAAAGGGGGCTCCCCCGGGTCGAAACGCGCGCCCACCTATTAGGCCGGCGTTCAGGCCCAGCCCTGGCGCATTTGATCGATCAGCTGCTCGAGCGCGGTGATCCATGGCTCAGAGCATGGCACATCAGCACGCATCTGTCAAGCATCTTGAGGTGATTGACACACAATCTCAATCAGCGGCCTAATTGCACGATGTTGCATCGCATCATCTCTTCGGCCGCCCGCGCTTGCGCATCTTCGCCCACACTCGCTGCTTGCCGTCGGGCGTGCGACTGCGCTCGATGATGCGCCGGATATATTCTGCGAGCGTCAAGCGCGAGAGCCACGCTTCTGTGGCGAGCTCGGCTTTCAACTCAGGGTCGATAGGGACATTGAGGAGAGTTAGGCGAGACATGAAACCAAATCATAGAACGATAATAACTTCTGAGCCAATCTCACGTGCACAAATGTCTCCGCACAAAAGCCGCACAAATGGTTCACGATTCCGCACAAAAGCCTTGCTCTCTCGCACAAATGCCTACTAGTTAGGCATTGTGAGAGAGCATAGGTGGCACTTGTGCATTTGAGCACTAGCTCTTGTGCACGACAGTGAGGCGTTTGCGCTCTTTGGTTGGCGGGTCGGTCTGCGTCCAATGGCTACACCAATCGGAGGGCTTGACCTGCGGCCACGGCCTACCGTTGCTGAGGTTAACGGAGGGCGCGCTGACTCGACATTCGATGTATCGGCCATTGAACTGCCCCATCGGCCCATCTGCAAGTGCGGCACGTCCTTTCCATTAGTTGCGCAGCAGCAATCCCTTCTTCGGGGTGCGATTAGCATAAAAGCCCACGTCGCCGATGAGGATCTCGCCCTCTTTGATGAGTTCGCGCATGATGGCGCCGAAGCGTTTTTCGCTGAGCTTGTCAAGCAATAGATACTGGGATGCGAGTTTGGGGAAATACTCGGGCGATGCGGTCGCCTGGTTGGGAGTGAGCTTCATCGCCGTGAGTTTGCGCAGTGCAGTGCGCACGATATCCTGCGCAAACTCCCCGCTCACCTGACGCGACTGTGGCTCGAATGTTTGCTGTTCTGCAACGAGTAGTCCTTGGATTAGATCGAGCTTGCGCCAGTCATTGGGTGAGTAATTGGATTTGCGACGTGACAGATAGCGCACAGTCTCGTCGGGGGGCTCATCATCATCAATCGGTTTATCGGGGAGCCGATCCGAGAGGTAGAGGCGAGCTCGCACGGCGCCTTCCCATGCTGTCGAGCCAGAATATTCTGATTGCGCCCCCTTTGATGGATGGCCTAGCACACAGACGCCGGCAGGTTTACAGGCCGCAGTGAGCCATGCTAGGAACTGCGTGACCTGGTGTCGATCGTTCTCATTTCCGCCGTAAATGCGGGCGATATTGTCGAGGAACACATAATCGACGCTGTAGTCTTGCACTTGCTCGGTGAGTTCTTTCATCATTTGCGTGGGCGCCATGCTGCCGAACACTTGCCCCGCAAGCGTGATGTCCTCGCTTTCATAGGACTGCACAAAAAACGAATTGCGAAGCGCCGAGAGCGGCACGCCGAAGTGATGGCAAATAGGTATTTGTCGCCGATGCAGTTCGCCTGGGTCATCCTCGCCAGCCCATAAAAGCACGCTCAATGGTTTTTGGATCTCGTCGATGTAGTTGCGTCCAAGCGCCATGGCTGTGCCCAAATGCTGGGCAAGGAGCGTCTTGCCGATACCGCCGCGACCAGCTAGTAGGCTCGTGTGATGACGCGGGAGCCAATGCTCGAGCGCCCATTCGCGTTTAGGTGGCTCTTCGCTTTCGAGGCGCTCCCAGTCCAATGGTGAACGCGCTGGGAGTAATTTGCGGGGATCTTCTGCATCATGGCCGTTCACTTTTGTCTCACCCTCGGACGTGCGAGAGGGAAAACCTAAGTACTCAGCCTGGGCGGCATCAAAATCTGGGCGCGCAGCCACGGGTAAAGCGGCTAAGCAGATTCAGATTGCGGAGTGAGCTCGCGCGCCCGGTGCATCCTCACGAGCTCCTCGATCGCAGCACTGCGATTGCCATCGCCTATGCGGGCGAGGTAGACGTGAGTTTCAGGCAGAAGTGTAAAATTTGCCGGGATGCGTTTTCGGCGTCGAACTGGCATCCTAACCGTGGTTGTTGTTGAATCCATTGATAAAATCCCATTGTGTGCGGATATGAATATGCACACTCGAATGTAATCATTGCCCATCCAATATGTCAAGCCCGTGACGCACAAAAGCACCGCAGCAAAATATATTTGCGCAGCCTATTGACACAGCAAGCGGCTTGGTATCTAATGGCACCACGGTCAAAAGGAGATAGCGATGACGACAAAACACACTTGCGGCGGTCCGGTCTTCGGGAGAAAAACGCCAGGCTGCCCGCGCTGTGACGAGCTCTTGGCCGGCGCCAAGCCGGTCGTCTGGAGAGTGAGCAACGATCATGAGCGGGTCATGGACATTCGCGCTCACTTCTCGAGTGAGTATCATCGCTCTGGCAAATGCGGCCCAGTGTGCACGTTCGGAGACTGGTAATGACTAGAGAACAAGCGATTGAACTAGCGCGTCAATATGCGAAGCGGTATCCAGAGAGTTACTACGCCGAACCGTTTCAGCCTCATGAGTGGGTGATTCAGGCCATCATGGAGGCCCACGCCAGAGGCGTGAGGCTGTGAAGAGGTTATGAGCATGGCTAGAAGATGTTTTTGGAAGCTGATAGGTATGGGTGTATGGGAACCTGGCTGTAACAGACCTGCGGATGTCGTCCCAATATTTGTACAACGCAAAAGCTGGTACAGGCATTGCCCCGGCTGCGGCAAGATCATCGAAGATTTGCCCGAATCAATATCTGATCCGGTCAAGACGCTTGCGCTGGGTGAGCGGGTCGAGAGAGAGGGCTTACAGACTGATCAGCGGGAGAAACAAAGAAGCATGGATGAATTACTGAAAGATGCGGCCACGCTCTTGGGCGAGGCAAAGGTAATTCCTTGGGATGGTTTCCCATGTTTCGACGATCGCCGCGCTTGGGAGATCGAGCGCGACAAATGGCTCGCCAAGTATCAAGCGCTAATGGGCGGAGACGAGAAGCCATGAGTAAAAACGCGGGATGCAAGTACCAAAGTAATGGGTGGTGCGACCATTGCTTCCGCGATGGTGTTCCAACCGTTTTGATGGGGGAAGTTCCGCATTACGAGACGGCCACGGCGGAACTATGCGCGGATTGTCTGCGGCTGGGGCTCGCCACGTTGGAATCTGAGCAGGATCCAGCGGGCTTAAAAAGCGCTATCTAGACCTTCCGGAAATACCATACGAACACGCACGGATCGCGTTGGCATGCGTCGCAAAAACCTTCCGTCTCGTGAGTCTCAGTAATTAGCGCGCGCTCATCGATGTCGGCCGTCTCAATCGGCTCGCCCTCGGGATGCGGTGCCGATGTTAGTGCCACGCCGTCGGCGCCCGCTTGTTTTTTGCTCATATCTCCAACCTCTCCGCCCCGCACGTGCAAGGATACCCATCGCCTCGCGGACAGTCCTCCGTGTGGCACACATAGCGCTGCAGGATGACTTCCAGGCGCCGCTCGAGCTTACGGCAACGTTGGGCCAGGAGCGCGATCAGTTCGTCGTTAATCGACTCTGCGGCGGTTTGGCTCATGGTTTGGGGATGAGCTTCGCGATAGATGGATCGAATACAGCCCGCGCGGCCGCTTGGGCTTTCAAGAATCGTTGATGCACCGCGCCCATGAGCCCGTCGCACGCATTCATATCTGCTTCGACGATTTCTTCGAGTGGGCGCCCACAGCGCCGGCACCACGCCATCACGAGGTCGAAATCGTGATCCATCACCCGTACCCCGTCCACGGCGCGATGTCCTCGCCATAGTCCGTATCCGCGGCATCCTCCAGGCGCTCGGTTTCGATGTCGTAGCGCTCGCGCCATTCGCGCGTTTCGAGCTCGTCTAAGTCGGGGCCGTCAGGGTGGGCCATAGTTGATCTCCATGTGATGACACACCGCACAACGAATTCCGGGACGATGGAGATGTGTGAACGCGCATTTGGGGGGCCTAGCGATCGACACCATTTTCCCCCAGTCCTCGGCGAACGAGCTATTCAGAATATCCGCAGCTTTTTTCTCCCACTCTTCGCGCCGCTTCTCGTTTTGCTTGGGATTTCGCAGGTCGACTAGCTCCAGCGCACTTCCGGGAGCGTATGTACTCATCGCCTCGCGCGGGGGAACATATGCCATATACCGATTCGCGCTCTCGACCTGCTTTTGCAGCGTGATCTTCTCACGCATTAATCGTTCACAGTGCTGTGTCAGAATTGGCACATGTTCGCGAACTGGTCGAAGATCCAGGCGAATGATCGCGAGTTGATTCACAACGTCCTTTTCGACCGCGAGGAGCTTGCGGTATACGCGCTCGATCGTGCAGCGGTCCTTAGTTCGCTTTAGCTTGCGCTGCGGCATCGTTTTCAGCCTCGCAATGTTCACAGATCGGCTCAAACGCCTTTTCCATGTTGCGTATCGCCATACGCGCGTTTCTGTCGGCATCATCGTGTGGAGCACCCAGGTGCACCATCTGCGTGTAGATCTCCCGGTATAGGGCAGCACGCTCGCGCTCAAACAGGATGCCGTCAATGTGATAGCGCAGCTCGTAGGCGGCTTCGCGTTCGTCGTCGGTGATTTTCATTTCAGGTTCCCTTAATTTTCGGAAAAAGGATGTCCAGCATCTGCTTTCGCAAGACATCCAATGCGCGCTGTTCAGCCATCCACATTCCACTATCGGTGACGTTTCCGCCAACAGAAATGACTCCCTTGAAATGCAGAATAGCGGCGATTAAGCTTTGCGCATCGTCGTCACGCATATCCTTATCCAAGGCCACGGTGAGTGAATGAAAACGGTCGGTCATGATTTGTCTCCATCGCAAATGCATTTATCCGGCGTGAAATAGCAGTATCGGCAAATCGTCGTGCCTTCTCGTTTTGCCGCGGCGAGGCCAAAGGGCAGCATATCGTCCACTTCGTGCACACTTAAACCGCTCAACTGAGCGATAGCCGCATTTGTCAGGCCAGATGCCTTGAGTTTGCGCACGCTATCCTTTTGGTCGGATGCACTCAAGAGCGCAAAGTTTCGCGTGCTCGCGCCTTTGGGCACCTTTTTCGAGCCGTAGCGCCTCATGATTGATCCAGACGCGCAACGCGCTCCAGGTCAACACTCTCAGGCGTGATGAGGCCCTCTTGCACCATGCGCTCTATCACGCGCCGATCATAGTGGGTGCCGTAGCACGTAGCCTGATCGCCCACAAACGGCGAATAAAGCCGGTGATCGCCGTGGATGGAGGTGTAAACGCGCCCACCTCGCAAACTGGCTAGGAAGTCTTGCGACTGTTTTTGATATTCATCTTCGGTAAGCGGATTTTCACCGAATCGACCTCCATTCTTTCCAAAGATTCCGACCAATGGTTTGCCGCCAATCTCTCGATGTTCGACGGCGATCCCTCCCCCCGCTTGCGTGGAGACCTGGACTAGCCAATCCTTCGGAAACTTAGAAAGCAACGCGATGAAATCACCTACCGTTTCTGGTCCTTCCCAGATATCTCTGATCATGCTGCTTCCTTTCCAGCCCACTGGCGGCGTGAAAACTCGCAAAGCAACAAACTTTCGGCGCGATTGTGATCTTTCTTCCTATCCAACTCAGCCGTAGGGAATAACAGGCGCGCCCGATCAAGCGATGTAGACTTCTGCGAGTCAAGCCCCATCGCGTTTTTCCAAGCTGCGGCGGTAACTAAATCCATGGGTACCGCGATACGCTGGCACGCGGCAAGGATCGAGCCCAGCACCACGCCAATGCAGAACGTGCTACTGACGCCCTGACCTGGCATCGACTGCGAGCGCTCAATCGTGATGCGAGCTGCGCGGCCATTCCGAGCGGTCATCAATAGGTCGGTCAAGTCGTTCGCGTCGATCCAAACGAGTTTGCCGGATCGGATAATGGGCAAGTCTGCGCATAGGATCAGATTGGCCTGGTCGTCAATTGCGGCGATTGCACCAGAAATCCCGGGATCGATGGCGATGTGGATCAAGTTAGCAACCCGCTATTTGCATTTAGCCGCTTGGTGTGCTTCACTATAAACCATTCGCGAAAAGAGTCAACGGCCAACTATGAAAGAAATTGTCATAACCACGCTTGCTGCATACATAATTTTCGGTATTTCGATTGGACTCGCATGGTTGTGGGTATGGCTGTTTAAAATCGATTGGACGCAAGCACTCATCAGCGTAGTTCTATTGAATCAGCTTCACGACAGGTGCAAAGAGTATTATTCAAAGAAATACGGCAATGAGTAGTTACCTCTGGAACCGCCTCACGCCGGATACGTGCGAGTGCGGGTTTGAGCGCAAGGTGCATTTGAATGATCGGTGTCCGCGGGATCGAGAAGATATCAAGGAATTTCAGCGATCGGTGATGATCAAAAGTGAACGATCTAAATTTCAACAGGAGAGAGGCAAATGAGCGTGATACGTCAGGGTGATGTGTTGTTAGTGCGTGTGAAGACGATTCCGAAAGAGGCGAGTGCTGTCAAAAGTGAAGGCAAGAAGCTCATTCTCGCTTTCGGGGAAGTGACCGGACACCACCACCGATTTGAATTCATGGACACCTCTCACAACGTGAAGATGTTCCAGACTAACACTGGGGTGCGATACCTAGATGTTTCGGCGCCTGCGGATCTTCTGCACGAGGAGCACTCGACCGCGCGTGTGCCTGCGGGTCTGTGGATGCTCCCCGTTCAGGTTGAATATACGCCGAAGGAGCTACGCCGTGTCGCGGACTAAAATCGAGTCGCTCACGCCTGAACAGATAGCGCGCTTTCCTGAATATGTGCAGCGATGGACCGATATTGGCCTTTGTACTGCACCAGCATCGCGCGAGGCGGCCGAAGAGGCTATTCGCGAGATGTACCGCGCGGCCGGCAAGGAGCCACCTAAAAAGATTGTGTGGTGTGGTTCCCCGTTATCTCAGGGACTTACGAGGGCGATTATCCTCGATAAAAAGCTCGTTTCCGATATAGGCAAGAGCGTGCGGGCCAGCGTGTGGGACAGCGTGCGGGCCAGCGTGGGGGCCAGCGTGCGGGCCAGCGTGTGGGCCAGCGTGGGGGCCAGCGTGGGGGCCAGCGTGGGGGCCAGCGTGTGGG